AGGGACCGACTGGCCCAGGATCAAGTGTTGCGGGACCACAGGGTCCAACAGGTCCAGGATCAAGTGTTGCAGGTCCTCAAGGCCCTACGGGTGCAAACTCAAGTGTTGCAGGTCCTCAAGGTCCTACAGGTCCACAAGCTAACCAATCACTTAATACTAGTAATGATGTAAGATTTGATAGCTTAGGTGTTGGTACAAACGCTTCAGGAACTACAGGTGAAATTAGAGCAACTAATGATATTACAGCTTATTATTCAGATGCTAGATTAAAAACAATTGATGGTAAAATAGAAAATGCTTTAGAGTTAATAGATAAAATAAATGGTTATTATTTCTATGAAAATGAAAAAGCAAAAGAACTAGGATACGACAATGATCAAAGAATGGTTGGTGTTATAGCTCAAGAAGTTAACGAAATATTACCAGAGGTAATAGCAGAAGCACCAATAAGCTCTGAATATATGACTGTTAAATATGATAAATTAATACCTTTATTGATAAATGCAATAAAAGAATTAAAAGAAATAATTAAAAACAAAAATTGTAATTGCGATGGGACAACCTAAAGATTATAATGATTTTAATACAGCTTACTTAAATGCAGATTTAACTTTTGATGATAACGGTATATATTGGGTTTATGAAGGTGAATTGATAACAGGAGAAACAAACCAAACATTTGAGGTTATGATGGCATGGGAACAGCCTATAATGCAAAAAATGGCAGATCTATGTGTGAGTGAGGGAGATGATGTACTTGAAATAGGTTTTGGCATGGGAATATTATCAGATGCTATACAGGCTAAAAACCCAGCATCACACACAATAATAGAGTGTCACAAAGACATAATACCTAAATTAAAAACATGGGCTGATACACCAGTTGATGGTTTTACAAAAAATGTAAAAATAATTGAAGGTAGTTGGGTTGATGTTAATAGTCAGTTTGGTAAGTACGATGCTATATTACAAGACACATATGCTGATCTTAATAAATATGCTTTTAAAGAATTAATAAGAGTGTATGGTAGAGAAGGTTGTAAAGTTACTTATTGGAATTCAACAGAAGCATTACATACTACGCTTGATTTTGATGATGACGTAGAGTTTCACGAAGTATCAGTTAATCCTCCTAGTAATCAATATTTTAACAAAACAATATATAAAGTACCATTAATGATTAAAACAACACAAACATTATTAATATGACAGCACCAGCATCAGGATCGTTACAATTATCGAGATTAAGAAATGAGTTTGAAAACGGAAGTTATATAAACACATATACATTAAACTCGACAAGTTTAGAAGATTTATCAACAGGTCAATATGGTACTTCATATGGTGGACCTGATAGTTCTATTAATTTAGCAAATATGAATGCTAATAAACCAGATGGTGACGCACCACACTCAATGAGTGAGTTTTATAAATATGATGATGATGGAGCTGTAAATAGTTCACCATTATCATTTGGCCCAGTTTCATATGGTGGTCAAAGTAGTAACAGTACTATTACAGTATCACACGCTGCTTATTCTGAGTGGTATGTATACTCTAAACCATCATGGGTTAGTATAACATCTGGTAACTATGGTAGTAGTAACAAGGATACTGGTCCGGGTACTGTTACATTTACAGTATCATCCAACTCTGGTAGCGCTAGACAAGGAGATATAGTTATCGCATATACAGTTGGTACTAGTAATGGAGCTCATCCAGGTGGAACTAACAGTGCTACAACTAGAACAAGTGTTGTTTCGCAGTCAGGTGCACCAAGTGGTCCTCCAGGTGTTCCGCCAGGTGGTGGTGGTAATGGACGTGGTTTTCCATAGGCCATGTGTCATAAGGCTTTTAATTATCATATAAAATCTGTGATACTATATTAGTGAAATATATATTTATAACAGGTCCTGCTAGATCAGGACAAACAACTATAGCTAATAAACTAAATAAACATAAAGGTATTTATGTTTATGATGAAATACCACCGTGTTTACCATGGGACTGGGATAATCATAAACGTATTGATGATCTACTAGAAAAAGTAGATAAAAACTTAAAACGTTATGATGGTCATGATATAGTTGGTATGGCTGGTTTGTATTACTTAAAAGCAATACCAGCATTAACAAAGATATATAAAGAAATTTATTTTCATATTTTAAAAAGACCTTTTAAAGATGTTTTACAAGGTTATTTAGATAAAATTGATAATGGTAAAAATAGACATGATATAAGCATGTTATCTCAAAAGTTCTTTACACATAAAGATCCTACAGCTGAAAACTGGGAGATACCATTTCCACATTATCAAAAGTTGGAAGAGTTAAATGATTTAGAAAACTATAAATTAGCTATTGAAAAATATTACAATGAATATCATGATATAGCTAAACAATATGAAAACAAATATAATAATGTTAAAATATGGGATAGTGAATATCTTATAGAAAATGATAACTATTTAAATTTAATACAATGGCAAAAAAAATAACAAAAGACGAATTAAAAAGCGTTCAAGATAAAGTGAATTTAATTAACAAAGCACAAATGCAAATAGGTGGAATTGAAGTTCAAAAAACACTTATTATTGAAACATTAAAAGCACTACAAACAGAGTTAAATGTTATACATACACAACTAGAAAACAAATACGGTAAAAAAAGTATTAGTATAGTTGATGGTACGTTAAAAGATATACCTAGCGAAAATGGATCACTTAATTAGAAAAATTAGCATAGGTAAAGACTACAAAAATGATGCCATGCATTATGCTGTAGGACAAGAAGTATACGGAGGTCATACTATTGAACATATAATCGAAGAAGAGGATAAGTTCAGTATATTGATTAAAAAAGATGACGAAATACTACCTTGGAAAGATTTTAATAAAAATATGGCAGTATCTGTTGAATATAATCTTGAATATTAATGAAAAGTGTATATAAGTATATCGTAAGACCTTTAGATGATAAAAGATATACAAACTCAAAACCAGTCGGTGATAAAGAATTAATACTTAACACTGATAACTATAATCACAATTATACCAATAGGTTTGCTAAAGTTGTTGGCACACCTAGCGCGTATGAAACACCGATACAAATAGGTGACATAGTTGTTGTTCATCACAATGTGTTTAGAAGGTGGAAGGATATGCGTGGTAAAGAGAAAGATAGTAAATCATACTATAAAGATGATATGTGGTTTGTGGCTAATGATCAAATATTTTTATATAAAAGATATTGTTGTTGGGAAGCAAATGATGGATTTTGTTTTGTAAAACCAATAAAAGCTAAAAATAAGCTTAGCACAGAAAAAACAGAACCACAAATTGGTATATTAAAATATGCAGATGATATTTTAAAAAATGCAGGTATGAAAGCTGGTGATCTTGTAGGTTTTAAACCAAATACTGAATATGAGTTTATTATAGACGGTGAATTATATTATAGAATATTTAGCAATTCAATTACAATTAAATATGAATATCAAGGAGACGAAGAAGAATATAATCCAAGCTGGACAGAAAGCAGTTGAAGAATTAATTAAAGTTGCGAAAGAACCTATTGTTGATAGTGATGATGATATAAGCGCAGATAGATTAAAAAATGCTGCAGCTACTAAAAAGCTAGCAATATTTGATGCTTTTGAAATATTAACTAAAATACAAGAGGAAGAAGCTATAATAAACGAAAAACCTGTAGAAAAGAAAGAACAAACTTTTAAGGGTTTTGCAGAAAGAAGATCTAGATAATGGCTTACACACAGACTCTATTTAAAGTTGTTGAACCAATTAAGATCAACACTATAAAAAGACTTAATAAGAAAAAGGCTTGGAAATATGGTTATAACAAAGAACATGATTTAGTTGTTATAAGTAAAACAGGTCAAATAGGTGAAATATATGAAATACAAAATTTTCAAATAGCTCTACCTCCAGTACCTAAAAAAGTACATAAATTTGATAGTGACAAATGGGAGGTAACTGAGCAACCTAAAGCTTTAAAAAGGATAAAAACTATATTTGATTGGAGAGAATATCCAAATGATTTTAAAAATCAATATATAGATTATATAGACGAGGAATTTAAAAGAAGAGAAGAAGGGTTTTGGTATTATAATAAAGGTATACCAACATATATAACAGGTACGCATTATATGTATCTACAATGGAGTAAAATTGATGTAGGTAATCCTGATTTTAGAGAAGCTAATAGATTATTCTATATATTCTGGGAAGGTTGTAAAGCTGATAGCAGATGTTATGGTATGTGTTATTTGAAGAATAGACGATCTGGTTTCTCATTTATGGCATCAGGTGAATTAGTAAACCAAGCTACAATATCAAGTGATGCTAGATTTGGTATATTATCTAAAACTGGTCCAGATGCTAAAAAGATGTTTACTGACAAGGTTGTACCTATATCAGTAAATTATCCTTTCTTTTTTAAACCGATTCAAGATGGTATGGATCGACCTAAAACAGAGCTAGCATATAGAGTACCAGCTAGTAAGTTAACTAGAAGAAAGATAGAGTCTGGTAGTGATGATAATGATTTACAAGGATTAGATACAACTATCGACTGGAAAAATACAGGTGATAATAGTTATGATGGTGAAAAATTAAAATTATTAGCACATGATGAAAGTGGTAAGTGGGAGAGACCTAATAATATATTAAATAACTGGAGGGTTACAAAAACAACACTACGATTAGGTAGTAGAATTATTGGTAAGTGTATGATGGGCTCAACATCAAATGCTTTAGATAAAGGTGGTGACAACTTCAAGAAACTTTATAAAGATTCAGATGTCAC